GCGGTGTCAACACGATTTTAGTTAGTTTAGGTTAAAAGTTACTTGAAAACCGGGGTGCGATTACTTAAAATAACTGTTTGGCGGATATATATCGGACTTTACGGTGTCAACAAATCAAGAGTTTGTGTTAACAAGACTTGTAAGGTACTGATTTAGTTGAGGAAAACATGGACGAAAAAAAGAGAATTGCACGATTATTGGATAAACCTTTGACGCGGCGTCAACAGAAATTCGTGATGGAAGTCGTAAGTAACGATGGCTTACAGACGGCTCGTGAATCGGCGGTGAAAGCAGGGTATCCCGTAAGCAGCGCCCACGCGAGAGCCCACGAGCTTCAAAACCCAAATATCTGCCCGCATGTAGCACGAGAAATTGAGCGATACAGAGCGGAGCTAGATGAAAAATACGAGGTTGGGTATAAACGACATATCAGAGATTTGCAGGTTCTGAGAGATAGGTGCGTGGAAAACAATGCTTGGTCAGCCGCCGTCCAGGCCGAGCGCCTTCGAGGGATGGCGCAAGGTGGAATTTACGTCAATAAATCAGAAGTCCGGACTGGGGCAATAGACGCTATGTCGGTTGAAGATGTGGAGCGAGAGCTTGAAAAAATCAGACAAGGCTTTGAGAAATCTACTATCAATATCACCCCCACAGAAATCGAAGAACAAAGTGCCGAGAGCGGCGATGAACCGGGAAGCGGGTCTGTGGAAGCTCTTGAAGGAGGGCTTGAAGCGGACGAAGACGCGCCGGATTGAAGCTACCCGGCTTGAGTCTTGGGCCACCCCCGGCGTTCCTGACGTAGTGCTATGCCAAGAAAACGGCGCGTTCTGCTTTTTGGAGTTGAAGGTTGTCAAGCATAGGAAAATCAACCTGTCGCCGCACCAGTGTGCGTGGCTGTCTCGACACGGCCATGCAAACACTTGGATTGTTTCTCGCGATTCCAGTCTTGTTATTAGCTGTCACCATGGTTCTGATGTTGTGGAGCTTCGCATGGGCGGTCTATCAGCCGTGGAGCCTACTGCGTCGTTTGCGGAGCCCTACGACTTTGAAGCGATTTTTAGTTTGATTTGCCCTCTTGATTAAGGTATAGGATAAGTCCTACACAAACAGGAGGACGCGAACGATGACTAATATAATCGAAAAAATGCGGGGCAAACTACAAGACATGGACGTGGCGGGGGCGACCCTTGCTGACATGGAAACTTATATGAGCAACCAAGCAATCCGGGGTGGCGACTACGGACTTCCTTGGTCTGTGTATTTGTCCAACGACAAGCCCGACGCATGGTTGGAGGAGTTTATCAAGCAGCAGGGGGCTCAATAAATGGAAATAATTATTAATCTTGAGATCGATGGAGAGAAGGGCGACGAGGACGCAATTCGCGAAAGTGTTTACGCCTATCTTTACCAATCAAAGATTGCATGGGAATTAAAAGATATGCTCGGCGAATTGGTTCACGATGCGTTGATTGACCTTGGTTACAACGTGAGTTCCTTTTCTTGGTCAATTAAGGTGACATTCACATCCGACCACTGGGATGAATAGGAGGCTCAATAAATGAAAATAATGTGCCAAGACGGCGCGGAGCGAGAAATAAACTATGCGGATAGCCAGTTGAAAATGGCGTGCTTGTTCGAGGATCAGGGCGAAGATCGCAATGCGGCGTTTCACTTCCTTCTCGCAGAAGACGCCGAAGAAGTTTTCAAGCAGCGGGAGGCCCAATAGATGGAGTTTTTCGCCGAATGGCTGTACCGGCTGGCTGAAAAAATCGCACAGTGGCTTGAACCCGCCGATGATGACAAGCGCCGCCGGTAAATTTTTGGAGAAATCTTATGAAATTATATATCGTAATTTACCATCACCGCCACGGCATAGATGTGTGGCCTCGATTTGAAAACACAGCACCAGATGAAGAAGAGGAAATAGCGGGCTTAGATGACTTTGAAGAAAACGAGTATATAGAAATAATGGGACCGTACTCGCTACCCGTCGCAAGGGCCGCGCCAGCCAAAGGGACTGCGTCCATATTGTGATCTACAAAATCACCCAACTTATTGTCGCCGCCGCCGATAAATTTTTCTGAAATATTTTTACCGCGCCAGGGAAATTTCCCTGGCATTTTTTTTCGCGCTGGTGTAGGGTTTATCCCATAGCGTTATTCCAATTCAACTCAGTTGCGTTTTTGGCAGGGGGTTCAAATGGCTGATGTTACGACAGTAAGAGAAATTGACTTTTGCGACGCGGAGCTAGCGCGCGACGAGATGCGCGAATTAGTTTGGACGGTTGTTCACAGCCGTTTGTCGAAAGCGGATCTAGCGTGGGCAATGGGCCGCGAGCATCGCACCGAGCAGCAGATATTCGGCGGGTTTGTTTTGGCGCTAATAGCTCACTGGGCGCAAGAGCGCGCCGAGGGGCGTTATGACGCTCGCAATGAGGCTATTTGCAGCGTCGCTAGTAAAATTGTGGAGCGCATGGGCGATGATTGGCCCGATTGTGGTTTGCCGTATATTTAGCTCTCCCGTTGTTACGATTTAAGAGACCCGCCCCGGCGGGTCTTTTTTTGTGCTTGTTACTATAGGATTTATCCCATAGTGTTACGCGGCGTAACGTAACAATAGGGGTAATTACCGACGTTGTGGAGGTTGAAAAATGATCAGAACAATTGAAGCACTGCGCCGCGCCTTAAAACGTGGCGATTACTGCGGCGTTGTCTTATACGAAGGACCGAGTCGAATTGATGGCGCGCCGATTGTCGCCATTGCGTGCCGCATTACTGAAGCGAGCGACAACGCCAAAACCGGCGCAATGGTGCAAACCTTTATTCTGCCTCGTGACGTAGACCCTAACAAAGCGGTTAAAACCGGCGCGGATTCGAGCGTTTGCGGTGATTGTAAATTTCGCCCTATATATAAAGGCGACGTGCGATGTTATGTGCGCGTTTATCAAGCGCCCCTATCAGTCTGGAATGCGTACCAGCGCGGCAGATACGCTGTGCCGGATGTTGACTTTGACGCCGCGCTCTTGCCGGAACTGTTCGAAGGCTTGGCGTTCCGTATTGGATCATATGGCGACCCTGCCGCGATACCCGCGAGGATTTGGAAGCGCGCAACCCGGCGCGTCAAGAATCGGACGGGTTATACGCACCAATGGCGCAAAAGAATCGGCGCGGGATTGAAAGGTCTTTGCATGGCAAGCGCGGATTCCGAGTCTGACGTTGGCGACGCAACGGCGCGCGGATGGCGAACATTTAGAGTCCGCAAAATTGACGCGCCGACTCTTGCAACCGAGTCCATATGCCCGGCAAGCGCGGAGGGTGGCAAGCGCACCCAATGCGACACGTGCGGCTTGTGCAAAGGCGCAACAATTGCGGCGCGTTCTATCGTTATCGCGGATCATGGCTTAATGGACTCCCGCAGGCGCACTACTTAATTCTAGAGCTTGCATTATAGGAAGTATCCTCTATTGTCTTACATAGCCGCACGGGTTGGCCGCGCGGCGTTTTATAGTAGGAGTCGATAATGCCCAATTTGATGTACAACTCTGCTAGGGACGTTTTGATTAATCGTGCGAACTTGCATGACTTGCAAACACCCGCCCCAATGGGTGCTAAACACGCGCCCTATCCGTTTGGAGAGTTTGCCGATTCCATTTGCGACTCAATTGTGGAGTCTGGATTCAAAATAGAACAGGAGGAGTTTGCGGTTTCTAAAGATCATATGCGGCTGCATGGTATGCTCCACGTTTCTAATGACTCCGCAGTGAGTCAGGTTCCGAATTCTAATGGCGCGCTGATTCGATATCAGCCAGACACGATTCCCGCGCCCCGGTGGAATCTAACTGTTGGGGTGCGAGGCGCGCACGATCAAAGCATAAGCCGGGGAATCTGTTTTGGTTCGCGCGTCATTACTTGCAGTAATTTGTGCTTCCATGGTGACTTAGGCAATTGGAAGTCAAAACAAACCACCAACATTGGCTTGCGTTTGCCGGGCATGGTCCGTGATGCAGTGAGCGGGCTTCGCGGCGCGGCGGAAAGTCTGACGGTTGACTTTGACGGTTTTAATAGAACGGCGCTAACCCGCGACGAAGGCGATTCCGTGCTTTTGGATATATTCAGGAGCGGTGGGTTTAGCGCCTCTCAGCTTGGCCGCGCAGTCGAAGACTGGGATATTTGCAGTGTTCCAGAGCATACGGCGAACGGTCGCAATTTGTGGTGGCTTATGCAGTCTGCAACCCACGCTCTGAAGCCTACCAGGGGACAGCAGAATTATAACCACGATGATTTGCGCGAGAGGTCCACGATTATCTACACCAAGATGCGCCCAGCTATTCGCGAGCTTGCCGCTAACCGTGTAGGGGTTGAGTTATGAGCAGTCTAGATTATCTATTCCGCGAGACTGTTTGTGGGTGCGGTTCTGGTGAGGTGTCGCGCGAGGTTCACGATGCGCGCGGTATTTACGTTTGCCGGGTTTGCCGGAAATGCGAGCGCGCCAAATTGTCCGGTTACCGCCGCGATATCTTCACGAACGCGGACTATTGGCATGACGAACCCATAGACGACTGATCGGTTCACCTTCCCACTTTGCCCCGGCCTTCGCGCCGGGGCTTTTTTTTCGCTCCGCTCCCGCTGTCCGCTCCCGGGATTGATAGTTAAACAGGCCGGGCGCGCCTCCCGATGCGTGGCGCGTGGCCCCTGGCCCCTGGCCCCTGGCCCCAGGTGATCGACCACGGACCACGCCCAGGCGCGCCCAGGTCGAGCACCGGCACCGGCACCGGCACCGGCACCGGCGAGCGCGCCGCGCGGCGCGCGGCCCGCGATTCAGGGTCCCTGACCGCAGTCACATTCGCGGCTAAAAACGTAACAATATCAAGGGGTTGCGCCGCCCAGGCCCCCCGCCCCCCGCCGAGGTTGCTCCGGCCTTGTTTTTCTCAAATAATCCTGTGAAAATCCCTACGGAGTAACTATTATTTTTAGGGGTGGATTTTTAATGTTTCACGTGAAACATTTACGCAGTTTTCTCCGATAAATAACACAGGAACCCTGTAAAAATGCTGCAAGTGGAAACTCCTGCTATCACAGAAAGAAGGCTCAAGTTAGAGCTTCGTCTGGCGCAGATCCAAGATATGAAATCATGCCGTGAAAATTTCTTGCATTACGTGAAAAAGATGTGGCCGGATTTTATTGGAGGAGCCCATCACACCATGATTGCAAAAAAGTTTGAGGATATTGCAACAGGGAAGAACAAGAGGCTCATCATTAACATGCCCCCCAGACACACAAAGTCTGAGTTCGCGAGCTATCTATTCCCGTCTTGGATCATTGGCCGTGATCCGAAGACCAAGATAATTCAAACCACCCATACCGCCGAGTTAGCCGTCAACTTTGGCCGTAAGGTTCGTAACCTTTTGGACACGGATATTTACAACAACGTTTTTGAGGGCGTGAAACTTCAAGCGGACAGCAAGGCTGCGGGTCGGTGGTCCACGAACCATGGAGGCGAGTATTTTGCAGCGGGTGTCGGCGGTGCGATTACGGGTCGCGGTGCGGATTTGCTCATTATTGACGATCCGCATTCAGAGCAGGATGCGCTATCTGAGACGACGATGGAACATGCGTATGAGTGGTATACGTCGGGTCCCCGGCAGAGGCTCCAGCCGGGGGGTGCGATTGTCATTGTAATGACGCGGTGGTCTTTGAAGGATTTGAC